GCGCGAACCGTGGAAAGCATTTGCGGAGTGCTCGAATCGATGCACCAGCGAACCCCGCTCAAGCTAATTTTTCTGGATTACGTCCAGCTGGTCCAATCCCAAAAAGCGTTCCGAGGCGACCGAGTTCGTGAGCTTGATTACATCATCGAGTGCCTCAAGAATCTTGCCAAAGTCATCGGCGCGCCGATAATCCTCGCGGCCCAAAACACAGGCGGCGGCACGGTGAAGAAATCCATCGAGCTGACCATCAAAGGCTCGAAAGCGATTGAGGAAGCCGCGGCCCTCATCATCGGCCTGGTCCGCGACGAAAACGACGCCCCGGATTGCCGAGTCCTCAAGAACCGATTCGGCGGCGCGCGTCCTGTGATTGGCCTAACGTACGACAAGAAATTCGCGAGATTCACGGAGCCGGAGAAACCATGACGATGAGCGAGATTGTTTTGCAGGAATGGGCACTTGCCGAAATTGACGGGAAGCGCAAAGACAGGTCCAGGCCGCATGACCTCTCGGCACCCACGGGCGGCGACATCGAGGATTGCGAGCTGGCAACGCTTGTCGCGAAAGTCGATAGCGCGTTCTCGGCTTTCCCGGATTTGGGCGACCGCATGAAAGTTCGAAATTGCCTCATTGCCAAGCACGGACGCGGCGAAGGCTCGGGAATCCCGGCGCATATCGGCCGCGCTTTCGTGGACCACTTCGATGCCAACATCGCGGTCATCGCTGCGTGGTGGTCGAAGATCCTCGACATGAGGCGAGCCGAAGCTGAGCACAAAAAGAAGCTTCAAGCCCTGCGCAATCGCGAGGAAGCATGAACAATTTTTGCAAAATTTCGCAAACCATGGAAACCATTTCAAGTTTTTCAGCGTCTAGGTTTTCGGGTAGGGGCGTAGCTGCACCCGAATATCCAAAATTCAGTCGTCCATCGTGGCGGCTTTTTTGTTGCCGACTTTCACCAAGCCCGCTACTCGCCAAGCGGGCAAGATTTGTACCCGACGTAGCAAGCAAACCAAAGTCCTCTAGCCCCGGAATCCCGATTTTCTTAGGGCAAAACACGGGGGCAATTTTTCCAACCATGAGCGAAACTGGAAATCAGCCAGAAAACAGAAAGCCGTGGCAGTTCCAGCCGGGACAATCTGGGAACCCTAGCGGGAGGCCGAAGGGAACGGTTTCGCTGACCAACTTGCTTCGGAAAAAGCTGCTTGAAGGAACCTGCGCGCAGGACGTGATCGACGCGACGATTCGTGACGCGCTCGCTGGTGATGCCGCTGCCCGAAAGCTGGTCTGGGAGCGCATGGAAGGGCTTTTAACTCAACCCGTGAACATCAATTTCGCAGGGAAGCCCGCGGACGAACTCACGGACGCCGAACTCCTTGAGATGTCCACCGCGTTGAACGCAAGTGACGACGATGCTGACCCAAACGCTGACTGAGGCACAACGCGCAGAAGCGCGCCGAATCCTCGCGAACGAAGCGCGGCGGCGAGGGCTTGCACTCCAAACAGCGGCAGAACTTGCAACCCGCCCGTTGTGGCCGCCGAAGTTTTGCCATCCTCATGCGCGATCGGCATGGGCGTTTGTCCAGCATTTGCGAACGTGGAACGAGGCCGAGCAAGCCGTTCAGCCGTTCCCCGACAAGGCGTACTTGCGCAAGTGGACGCGGGAATGGGTGCGGTGTTGGCGGCGCGGTCAACCGCTCATCATCGAGAAGTCCAGGCGGCTCGTAGCATCGTGGCTGTTCCGTGCGCTTGAGCTTTGGGCACTGGGCTTGCGGCGCGGCGATTGGATCATCGCTCACCTGACGAACGAAGATGCGGCCGGCCACGTGTGGAGAATTTTCCACCTGTACGACGACCTTCGAAAGCGGTTCCCGTCGTGGAGGCTTGCGATGGCTACGACGTGGGGAAACGAACTTTCGTACAAGCTCGATTCACTGGCACTCCCGAACGGTTCGAAGGTCGAAAAGCACTACGATGCCGCCGACGCGTTGCAGGGATCGGGATACGCGGGAATCACCGCCGAAGAGCTTTCAAAGTACCGCCATCCTTCGGCGTTTTGGAGCCAAGCGGCGTTCATCACGCAAGGAAGCGCGGGCGGCAAAAACGGCTTCATGTGCGCAATCACGAACTCTGACCCAGATCCGAACTGGCGCGAAATCAAGGACTTTCTGAACGCCCGCGACTTGCTTGGATTTAATTCCTGATGGAAGGTATCGCCGTTGCCACACTCGCGAACGGAACGCGGTACATGGCTTCGCATTATTCGTGCGACCCCGAAAAAGACGCGGCATGGGTGCTCAAAAACAAGCGAGGCGGCGCGCGCGAATGGAACCGCGAGATGGAGCTTTACGAGGATGTTTACGACGGCGAACCCGTCCACTCCGATTACTCCAAAAAACTGCACTGGCAAGCGGGACCGATTGAGCCAAAGCGAGACTCGATTTACGTAAGCGGAACCGACTGCGGTCAAACTCTGGAACCCGCTCACATCTTGCTGGAAATCTCTTTCAAGCCGGTCTCAGTCAAAGCGATTCTCGAAGTCTTGCCGGTCGTTGCCGGTGAATCGATGAAGACGTTCGGCCCGGCGATCCTCGACGCCTTGGCAAACAGAATTCCCGGCCAGTGGCAATCGGTCGAGCACTGGGCCGACGCGACGGTCACGACCCGCAGCGGAACGAACGGCGAATCCGCACAAGACGAAGCCGCCAAGGTTGGGCTGAATCTTCGCCAAAGCACGAACGTTTGGGAAGTTCGCAAGTCTGCCGTAACGTGGCTTCTCACCGAGCGAAACGAAAACGACGAACCGATTTTCACCCTCGATGCCGCAAGTTGTCCAAGACTCGCTCAAGCACTCGCGGGAGCTTACAAGTACGAAGAAGGCGGCGATGCAACTGGCCCCGGCCGCGTGATTCGAAAGCCTCTCAAGAATGGCTGGTCACACGTTGCCGACGCGTTCCAATATGCCGCGATAGCCGCCCGAATCCGGCTTAGTGGCGCGAAACAATCCACCACCCACAAGCGGCGCGGCTCGTGGGCCTAACGAAGCACTTTTACCCATGGAATCCTCCACTGCCCGCAGATCGAGACTTGCCAGTAGCCTTATTGGCTGTCCGAATGAACCGGCAGGGTTCAGCGGGCAATGGAACCTTGGGCGCGAGGCGTACGCGTACCATCTTTTGAACCCGTACCCGTTCTTCCACTTTCAGGATTGGAAGACCGAGGAACGCGGCCCACTTCCAAAGGCGATGCCGATCGCGCGAGATATTGCGCGAAAGGGCGCTCAGTGGCTTTTCGGTGTTTCACCCGCGCTCACTGCCGAAAACAAGAAAATCGAGGAAGCGATCAACGTCATATGGCAGCTCAACATGATGCCGCAGCGCATGGTTCGCTTTGCTGAGAATGGCGCGGTCTGGGGCGGTTACTGCCTCAAATTCAGCTACGACCAAGAAGACCCCAAGAAGGTCACGATTTCAACCCACAACGCCTCGAAGGACTGCCAACTTTTTTACGATTACCACGACCGTACGCGGCTCTTGATGGCGCGAATCCAGTACCGATACTTCGACGCGGTGAATGGTGATTACTACTGGCACCGCGAGGAATGGACGGACGCCGAATTTGTCCAGTACGAGCCGGTGAAGCACGAAAACGCCGCCAACACGATCGAGAACCCGTACGACCTCATCAAAGCCCCGCCAAACGAGAAGTGGCAGATCCAGAGCCGCGAACCCAACCAGTTTCAGGTCATCCCGGTCCAGTACGTGCGCAACATGGAAACCGAATCCCAGTGGGGCGAGGGCGACTGCTGGGCGATTTGGCGAGTCCTTGACCGAGTGAACCTCACGTACCACTTGATGGACCGCTCGAACCAGTTCGATTCGGAGCCAAACAAGGTCTACATCGACGTCAAGGAAGGCCAAGAGTTGGTTGATCGGCCCATGACTCCCGGCGAAGTCGAGAGCGTTGAAAGTTCGAACGACAAGGGCGCAAAGGTCCAGTTATTGGAGCCAGGCGGCAACCTTCGACCGGCGATGATGGAGTACGCGCGGGAACTCACGCGGCAAATCTACTCGGCTTGCGGCTCGGTGGACATCGATGGCGCGGCGGTCACGAACAAAGGCTCGATGACGACCGCGGTCATGCACCAAATGTACGCCCCGCTGATTAACACCACTCGCGAAAAGCGGAAGTTGTACGGCGAGGATGGAATTGCCAAGTTCCTCGAGCTGATGTGCATCGGACTCAAGAATGTCGGGCGCGAACCCGCATTCAGCAGTGTCAACCCTTCGAAGATCGATACCTACAACGTGACGACGGTTTGGCCTGACTTCTTCAACCTGACCCCCGAAGAGCGGCAAATCGTAACGCAGACGACGTGCGAGCAATTTGATGCAGGATTCCTGAGCCGTGAAATGGCGGTCGAGCGAATCGCCTCAATCGAGGGCATAGACAACACCGCACTACTTTTGGAGCAACTAAATGCAGAAAGCGCAAACGAAGACACCGACGACGGCGACGACACCGACACCCCCGTCGACCCCGGCACCGACCCCGCCGAAGGAAAGCAAAGCCCCAAGCCTCGAAAGGGCAAAGTCGACACTGGCGCGGAATGACGATGGCGAGATTGTCATCGATGGCCCCGCTGACTCGCTTGTCTTCGTCGGATACCCATTCTCAAAAGCGGACGGTTTCGCGCTTGGCCTGACGCATCTCGGGCATGATCCCGTGACCGACTGCGACGTTTTTGAAGCCCGTTCCAAGTAGCAAAACGCCGACCTGTGGCGGCTGATCCCACAGAGACACAATCATGAGCGAAACACCCACACCACAGACTCCGGCTGTTAACCCGGAAGTACAAGACAATTCAGCGATCCGCGAAATGCGGGCTAAGATCGAGTCCGAGGCAACGGCGCGAAAAGCCGCCGAAACCGAGGCCGCCGAGCTGAAAACCCGACTCACGGAAATTGAGCGTTCAAAGCTCGATGAGCTGGAGCGCGTTCGACTTGAAAAAGAAGACCTCGCGAAAACTTTCGGACAAACCCAAAGCGAGCTTGAGCAGGCCAGGAATGAACTAGGCCAGTTCCAGACGCTTGCTGAGGCTGAATACAACCAGCTTCTTGCGACGGTTCCACCCGAGAAGCGCGCGGCCGTTGAAGGAATCGCAGGATCGGGCACATGGGCTGACCGGCTTTCAAAGGCTCGAAGTGCCATGTCGCTGATCGGCGCGGCTCCCGTGCAAGTCGGAACACCCGGAATGCCGCCAGCATCGGCCCCGACTGTCACGCCAGGAACGCCGGAACCGTTCAAGTTCGACACATCGAATCCATACGCTGGCACGTACAGCAAGAAGTAATTTTCTTCCTACTGGCCCCCTTGCGCCACGCCTAAAAGCAAGAGTTCTCGTCATCCCCGACCTGCGCGGTTAATCGCAGAGACTCGCCCTTTGACCTTTTTGGAGGTTTCTCACTATGGCGGTCTCAGCTTCCGCTTTAACACTCGCACAGTGGGCTTTTCAGTCCAACGACCCGCTTATCAACGCGATTACGTTTTCGCTTTACAAGTCGGGTTCAGTTCTTCAAGACATCCCGTTCGCGAACCGAAAAACCATGATGGTTAACGGCACCCGCTGGACGGGCGCACTTCCGACTGTCAACTGGTCGAAGATCAACGTTGACCCCGTTGTCACCAGCGGCACCCCTGCTGCCTACTCCGAGTCTGCGTTCATCGTGCGCAACGCGATCGACGTCGACAAGGTTCTGGTTGAGGATGAAAACAACATCATCGACCCGCGCGAGGCTCAGGTTGAGGCATGGATGCAGGGTTACGCGTACGACGTGAACGACAAGTTCATCAACAACACCCACGCCACGGGCAACGTTGATGCGTTTGTTGGTCTTCGCTCCCGACTCGACAACCCCACGGACTGGGGAATGCCGACGACCACGAAGATTGACGCCGGTGGTGTCAACCTTTCGGACGGCAACATCACGGCCGCAAACGCCAACTCATTTATCATGAAGGTGCAAAGCCTCCTTGATTCGATGGGAGCGTTCGACGGTGACGATGTGACCCTCTACATGAACGCAGATATGCGCCGACGATTTGAGGCGGCGGTTCGCGTTCTTGGTGCGGGCGGCGGTTGGGACATGACCCGGGACGCTTACGGGCGGTCCGTGGCTTTGTACCGAAACGCCAAGATCCGATACATCGGCCGAAAGGCTGACCAGACGACGGAGATCATCACCTCGACGGAAACCGCTGCAGGCGTGAACGGTGCAAGCACCTTTACGAGCATCTACGCGGTCAAGTACGGGATGACGGACTTCTTCGGTTGGCAATTTGAGCCGCTATCCGCGAAAGATATTGGCCTGATTGGTAACGGCGGTTCGACATACCGGACGGTCATCGATCACGTTTACGGTCTCGTAGAGGCAAACGTGTACTCGATCGGTCGTCTCTACGACATCAAGGTGGCTTAACGAAAATGGCAGGTGATGCTAACTTAATCCTTCTGGCCTCCACCGCTTTGACCGCAACGGGTCAGGCGACGGGCCTCCTTCTCCGCAAGCCGTCTTCGAGCGGCACCAACCAAGGCGGCACTGTTCGGCGCGGCATGAAAGCCCGCGTGACGGTGACGCTGGTCAGCGGAACGACTCCCACGTGTGCGTTTGTGATTCAGCACTCGGACGACGATTCGACCTACACCGATCTTGCGACTTGTCTCACGGCAAGCGTAACGGCAGCGGGCGAATACTTCATCCCGTTTGAAACCTCAAAGGCATACGTCCGGTTGAAGTACACGATTGCGGGCACAACCCCGTCGTTCACAACTCAAGCCGACATCACAATGGGCCGTCCATAAGGGCACCCATAGCCATGACACGGGGCTTTGTACCGTGTCCCCAAGATTTAGGCCATGTCTGATTACACCGCTTACCCGACCACTGCCGACGTGAATATTGCCATCGCTGCGGCGGGATCGTCGTATGACAACGACCCGTTTACAGCGGACAAGCTTGCGTCGGTCATCAGCATGGTCGAGAAGGAAACCGGCCGATCCTTCCCAACATCGGCAAGCGCGGCGCGATACTTCCACGGCAACGGATACGGCGAGATGGTGATCGATGAATTCATCGCCATTAGTGAAATCACGCTGATCGGCTACTACGGCAACGCGTCGGGAATTGCACTGGCAAACGCTCAAGGTATCGAGCGGCAAGGCGGTCCGAACAATCGAATCATCGTCCGAAAAGGCTCCTACCCATCTTTTGGCCTCGGCTTCGTCAATACGTTTCCCAAAGGCCGCGATAACATCAAGGTGACGGCAACGTGGGGCTACTCGCTCGACTGGACTGACCTTTGGGACGCGATTCGCGACGAAGCCGCGGCTCAGTGCTTACGATTCAGCGAGTACAACCCAGGCGGCAAGATGACGGGCTGGAAAGAGGCCGACGTGACCGAGAATTACACGGGCGACTATGCGGACGTGATCCTCAACAGCTCCAAACGGCTCCAAACAGCGATTGAGCGACACAAGCGCAAGGGGCAAGTGATTCGGTCCCGCAACTCTCGGAGCATGATCTAAATGCCCGCCTACAACCCATCGGGGCTGAATACTCGGCAGCGGCTTTTGTTCGCGCATCGGGTGAGCATCTACCGCAAATCCCGCGAGGCTACGACGGGCGACTGGGTATGGGCGTCGGTTCTCACGGGTCTTTACTGCTACTTGTTCACTTCCGAAAACTACGACAAAACCCGAGAAGGTGTAGGGCTCATCCGTCAAGAAAACATCTTTACCGCCGACGTGATGAAGTGCGAGTACAGCGTTGATTTGCGCGATACCGATGTCATCTACGTCACTGAGCCAACAACCCCGCCAAGCGGCTCATGTTTCATGGTTCAGGGCAATCCAAAAGGGCGAGTCGCAACCGCTCGCAGGCGCCCGAACTTCCTTCAAGTGTATTTGATCCCGACTGACGCGCCTCCAGGAGTACCAAGTTGAGCGCATACAGCACATTCCGCGACGAATTGAAGACGGCGATCCTTGCCGCGTGGTCTGACATCAACGGCTCAGTGTCGTACTTCTCGGACTTCCAGGGCGCGAGTCAGAACATCTTGAATCTGCCAAAGCCTTGCGCGGTGGTCTTGTGTGGTCGCTTGGAGGATGACAACAACTGGGGGCTTGCAAGTGCTCGGCAAGCGCGCGTTCCGCTGTCGATTTACTACCTGTCGGGCAAGGCGGCGACGGTGGACTTCCAGCAGTTCATCAATGACAAGATGGAAACGCTCCAAACGGCACTTCTTGGAGGCTCGTACACTACTTTTCGGGTGATGGTGGACCGGGGGCTGATCGACACGACAAGCGCGAACCCGGCGAACCAATTCCTGCTTGAGCAACAGCAACAGACGCGCGCGGGATTGCTCGAGTACTCCGACATAGCGGTCGCGATGGTATGAGACCAAGCGCGGCGGCTTCTCAAATTCGGCGCATCAAGGGCGCGGCCGATAACGCGACAAAGCGCGGGCTGGATCGTGCCAGCCGCGAGATGGTCGTTTACGCTCACAAACTATCAAGCGGCACGTACAAGCTCTCTGCGCAGAGGAAAGCAGACCACCCTTACGCAACTCGGCACGGATCGCAACAAACGCTGAGTGGGCTGATTAACCGGCAAAGCGGGGCGTTTTACCGCTCTTGGCGAATGAAGAAAATCACCACGGCGTTCAGCAGCCAGCCGGTGTACATCATGGAGAACCTAACGAGCTACTCCGAGTTCGTCATTTTCGGAACTCCGAAGATGGTCGCACGGCGAATCGATTTGAACATTCAGAAGCGTTGGGCCGAAATCGCCCCGCGATACGTTGAGGCAGAAATCAACAAGCTAGGGTTAGGCAAATGACACCAGACAACAAACCAGAGGTTTTCATCGGTTCCCAAACACGGGGCATCTACTTTGATGGGCACGGCAATCGTGTCACGGAGTTCGGTAAGCCGATCCCCACTGACCCAGAGCCGGAGCCGAAGCCGGAAGAAACTCAAGACGGCAAGGAGTAACGCAAAATGGCAACAATTCCCCTTTGGCTCTTAGGCCGTCACTTGACATCGGTGACCCTAATCCCCCAGACCGCCAACGCCACAACCGGCGTCTTGTCGGCGGGCACAACGCAAACCCTCACCGTGGTTACCAAGAGCATCACGATTCGCCGGGAGCCTCAGTCTGAGGATATTCGGCCGGTAAATTCGACGGTGGTCAACAACGTGAACCACTCCGACGATTCCACGCTCGACCTGACGATTCTCTTGCGGCAAGGCGTAGGCTCAATTGACCGCAACCAGATCGAAACTGCAATCGCGGTTTCGGATTACTTCCAGGCCAACTTCACATCAGGGGCCAAGACGTGGAGTGGGTACTTTATTCGCGGATCTTCGGTAGACGGTGTGACGAATTACGGCGCAAACGAGGCCACAATCACACTTCGGCAGATCGACGCGGGCACCGCTACCCCGACGTACACCTAAAGCATGGAAAAGCTCAACGTATACACGCTCAAGAGGCCGGCCGTTCCGGTCTCTGAGCGCACTTTTGGCGAAGGTGAAAAGAGTTTCACCGTTCAATTGAGGGCACTTGATGCGATCCAAGAACACGCGTTTGAGGAATTGGCCCGCGAGAATGTCGCGCAATGGCTCATCGGTATTCCTACTGGTGAGAAAGACAAGAACGGGGATGCAATTCGAGAGGTTGTACCATTCCCAGCCGTTCCGACCGAAACCGGGGAGCTTGACGTTGTTGAACTCAACGAACAAGCGATCCGTGTCGCGACTCGGTTAGAGCTGATGCAACCCGAACGGGTCTACAACACCCAAGAGCTGCTCATTATTGCCGCCACAATGAGCAAGGAATTCAACGAACTTGTCACCTTTGCGGCAGATGTCGAGTCAGGCGGTGGCGGCTTAAAAAAAGGTTCGGCGGCGAGTATGCCGGAATCGTCCGAATCTGCCTTGAATCCGGCGCCGGGCACCACCCTGAGCATATCCAGCGAGCCGACGAGCTGCTCCGATTGTGCCTAGACCAGCTTCGAGCGATTGCGCGACGGCTTAAGGCTGACGAAGCCCCAACACTTCCCGCGCTTGGTGATAGTTGGATTCAAGACATCGCAGGAATGGAGCTTTTGAGGCGGGAGCGCGAGGTCAGCGCGAGTGAGGATTTTGACGGCCCGCTTGGTGATTACTAAAAGCCGTTGTACAATGGGCTGATGCGAGTCTTTTTACTTGCCATGCTCACAATTGGCTTGATTGGCTGCTCCCCGCTTGAAACGCGGACGGAAACGACCACTCCGAGCCGGACCAAGAGCGCAGCGGAACCGTTCAGCCAACCGAAAGTAGACGGTATTCAGTCGAGGCGCGCGCCAAGGCCGATGCCGCCATCGGTTGAGCAGGTGCGGGAGCCGGAACCGGCGCGAAGTGTTGCGGTTGACCAAGAGTTGGCGGCACTTGTGGCGAAGTACAACGATGCGCTTGACAAGTACGTACGGTTTTGTCACAAATCCCTAGCGGACGCGCTAAGAGAGATTTGGAAGGGTGGTGCAAAGAGCGATTCCGGCAACGATGCCGTGATAAGGGCCACTCTGGATTCGCAGAAAATGATTATGCAACGGGGTGACCTGAAGCTGATGGAATCCGAAATTAGGCATCACCCACGGTTTAGCGATTACAAGCCTAGCGAAGAGATCATCATCAAGATCAAGCCCGAGGAAATGGGAACTCCTTGGGGCGATCAGGCATCAATTGAGTTCCGCTACTACGACTTGAAGTAAAGATTTACCCATTCTTTCCAGACCGCCACAGTGCCCGCTGTGGCTTTTTTGTTGCGCGAAGTAACCCATCATGGCTGTTCAAATTGTTCTCGATACCGTAGACGCTCAAGCGTTCGCGGGGCTGGATCGTCTTGCCAAAAAGCTCGACGACCTGGACGCCAAGGTAAAGAATCTCGGACAGTCGTTTGCGGCTCCAAAGCTGACGGCGGTCACGGGAGGCCAAGGGTATTCGAGCAGGGGGCGGGCGGCTGACGGCATGGTCGGCCCGTTTCGAAGAGCTGCGCGGGCACAAGAGGAACTCAACAAGGCGATTGCATCGGGAGACGCGCTTCGCTTAGGTGATGCGCTATTCAACGCCGACAAAGCCGAGGCCGCACTCGCAAGAGCCACGAAGCCGAAGTCCAGCGCGTTCATGAATGCAGTGGCGAGCACTCGGTTTGGGCAGGGTGCAGACGGCAAAATCGGGATGTTCCCACTTATTGGGCGAACTGCGGCCGCGCTTGGTTCAGCGGGCACAATCGCGGCGGCAGGAATCGGCGCGGCTTACTCATCCATGAATTCATCGGGCGAAAGCGTCCGCAACTTCACCAACTCGTACTACCGAGGCGGCGGCGGTCCCAACACTGGCAAGGGGCTTGCGATAGGGGGATTCGCGGGGACCGACGCGGCAAGTGATGCCGTCTCGCTTGGCGACAAATTGCGCTCGGGCGGGATCGGCGCGTCATACCTTCGCGGTAAAGGCGTGATTGACCTCGGCTTCAAGACGGTCGACAAGATGTCCAACCTTACCAAGGCCATTGAGGAACTCGCGAAGATTCAGGACGAAAACACCCGAATCATGGTGGCCCGTGACGTTGGGCTGGAAGGGTATTTGCGCTTCACTGACGCAAGCCCCAACGCGCAAGAGAGGCTCAAGAATTCATTCGGTCAACGAAGCAAAGCCGATATGAAGATTAACGCCGAATTTGACACCTTTTGGGAGACCGCTAAAAACCGATTCGGCAACGCCCAAGACGCCATGTGGACGGGGATCAAGAAGCCGTTCGCGGACATGAGCGCGGGCAATTTTGGCACCGCGATACTCGGCACGATGATTAACGGCATTGTCGGCCCCGTGATTGGCGGGTTCATCAATCGCGCACTCCCGTTCTCAAACGATGATGGCTCAGGCGGCAAGAAATCGGGCACGAAGGAAGTCGTTGACGCAGTGAAGGATATGCACCGCACGATGAAGGAAGGACGCGACGGCGTTGGTTCGATGTCGGGGAGGGCACTTGGCGCGATTCCTGCAGCTTGGCGAATGCAAATGGCCGATGAAGCGATTCGGCTCCAATCGATGCACTTAGGCTCCTACTGATGGCAAATGCAAACGTAACCCGTGGGCGGTCTACTCGGCTCAGGATCGACGCCGAGACGTGGGGCATCGGGACGATTGGCTACGCGTTTGAGCGCAAGGGTTCCGAGATCGGGATTGGGGATAACGTCCAGGCGGTCAGCACCCATTACGTGAACAATGTTGGCTGGCAGTTGTTGACCTATCAGGAATCGGCGACGCTCAATTACGAGTCCACTTTGACCGACTCGGCATTCCATAAACCGGGCGTCAACTCGGCGGGATCTTCGAAGCTAACGGCATTCAAGACCTCAAGGCAATTCACCGATTACCCGCCCGCAAGCGGCGCGTATGGCGGCTCGTACCCGGCAACGGCCGGCGAAATGCTCCAACTTCGATACACGTCGTCCGACACGACGCCCGACAGCCTTTCAGCAGACCAAACGGCGTGGCCGTCGCCCGATACAGCGAGCGACAGAGTTCCGATGGATCGGCTTTTGGTGACCAATGGGCCACATGAGCCAGACGAAGGCATTTGGCTTGTATTCCAATGCCCGTATGCGGCGGCTTCTTCGACCGCGCTGACAATCCATTTCAGTGGCCCGGCTGGTGAGTACAAAGATGGCAAAATCGGGCGCGGACAATACGCGCTCAAGGTTGACATTTTTGACCAATGCAAACTCTTCGAGTTGGTGTACGACGATGATGACGACACAACGGGCACTTGGCGCAAAGTGTTTCAGTACGCATCGCCTAACGTGGCTACGGCCGTCATGCTTGGCGGGATACAAATCGTGTCCGACTGCAAGCTCACGGAAGGCGGTTTCCGTGGAAGCTCAATATCGTTCTATCACGCAAACGCCACATACGACGGCAATGAACTCATTGAGAAGCTTAGGGCCAACGTTGTTGCTGCGGTTCAGATTGAATCAAGGACGCCTACCGCAACGTACCGAGTCCCCGGAACAGCAGACCAAAAACCCACGACTCTATCACATATCCGCATCGATGCCCGTCGCGACATTCGGCTACGGTTCGGAAGCTCGGTGGCCGTCTATCCTTCAACGGGATCGCTCACGGACGAAATCATTAACTTGTCGTTCATCCCGTCCAGTACGACCACGGTTCAGGTCGAGTGGTTTGGCTCCTACCCCGTAGGCACCGACATTGTAGCCAAGCTCTTCGACGCCGATACCGGGCTGGAGATCACGGGCGGCTCAACCACAGTGATTCCGTACTTGATGAAGATCAAGACATTTCCACTTACACCAACCGTGCGGAATGTTTATGTCAAGTACGAGTTTTCAACAACTAGCCCGATAAAAACTCCAACGCTCTCTATGGGGCGGCTCATCGTTGACCCCGTAGCGACCAAAGTAGCCAGAACGCCGGTCACAACGACCAAGATTCAGCGGGTAAGCCTCAACGGGGCGACGGACTCCCCGCAAGTCGAGAACGGCTCCATCGTGGTCAATGACCCGCTCGGCGGCATCGCTGACCCGGTAGACATCAGAAGCGGGATGCCGGTCATTCTGGACACATCGTACGACCCTGCTGATGCGAGCAAGAAAAGCATCTTGTTTCGGGGCTACATCAAAGGCTCACCGGCGCGGCAAATTGGGGCAAAGCGCACACGTACGGGAAGCACGTCGACGCGCTACGCAGACGACCGCTGGAAGGCATGGACGCTGGTATTAGCAAGCGAAGCCCACCGATTAGACCGGTATTTCACGTCCCAGGCGTACAACTACGCAATTGACCCAAACGCGCTCGACGCGAACGGCGCGCCTCAACCGTGGAAAGTCACGGACGCGATTATCTCGCTACTCAAAGATGCGGGCTACCCAGAGGAAATGCTCGACATTCCCGATAGCGCACTCCGATTCTTTGCGGTTCCTGGGCAGGATTTGTACATCGAGTACAGAAGCCCGATTCTCGCGATTTGTGAGCGTTGGGCGCGGGATTACCTCGGCGGCTACTTGGTGTTTGACGCCAACGCTTGCGCGGACCCGGTAGGCGATCCCACGAACGAAGACGGAATGTGGCGACTGGTGTACTACCCACGCCCGAAAGCTGACGGTTTTTACTACCATCTCGCGCACTTCCTGCTAGACCTTCCAAGCGGGGCAACGACGCCCGTTGTAGTGAGCGACGAACGCGCATATCCGGCGACGACCGGCGATTCAGGCCAAACGCTTAAGCGGACATTCGTGCAACACGGGACGCTTTTGGAAGACCGAGTAGAACCCGAAGCAAATCATATCGAGGTTTTCGGCGTCGATCCTGCGAGTACGAACCTTGCCAACTTCAAGGCCGCTGCGGGGCTGGTGCAATCGGCGTACAACTTCGAATCGGCGCTCTTCTTTGACACTCAGCCAATCACGCCCGATACCGCGAGTGTCGATTACCTCGGATACGAGCGAACGTACTCGCTTTTTGATGTGGGGCTGACTACTCAATCGGCGGTTGACTTCGCGTGTCGGCGGCTCTACGACGTGCTTTGTCACGGACGTTACACGAAGAAATTCAAGGCCCCGCTGATCCTGGTCACGGACGCGACCGACGTTTACCAACTCAGACCAAGGCCACTCCGATTTGGTGACCCGGTGAAGTTCGGCAGCGACGGATTGACCTACATCATTCGAAGCGTGAACATCGATTACACGCACGATCAAATTCAGTGGGCTTGGTACGAACTCGAAACACCGATCCCGCTCATTTCGGAGTACGCATCGTGAGGGAGCAAGACAACCACCGTCAGGCACTTCGAAAGATCGCCTCCGACTCGGTAGGGGAGCGCGTTTCGCTTACGAATTGCTGGTCATTCGCCAAAGTGAACTCACTCACCGAGGAGCAAATTCGCAGACTCCCGATAAAGCAAAACACTCCCGTGCAAGTGCTTGACCCGGCTGACCCTGACTTTGGGAAGTTCTACTTCCTCACAGATTACGACCCGATCGGATAACCCATTATGGCAATTGCACTTACCGCCGCAAACGTTCCGCTCCCGATGTCTCCCGGCTCGGCTCTTAGTCTCAGCGGAACCCCGCCCGTCATCAGCTACCCCGTCACCGGCGACTTTGCAAGCGGGGCAGCGGCGAAGATCCAAAAGGCCGCGGTTCATTCGACGCTCATCGCCCGGTACGGGAGCGGTTGTTACGGCGTTTGCTATGGGCTGGTCATTAGTATCAGTTCGGGGCTGACTCTCGCGTACACCGCTGGAGAAGCCCTAATTGACGGCATTGTCGAGAAGGCCGCTGGCACGATGGCGATTTCGCCAAGCATCACGGGGCGAGTTTGGCTCAACCGGGACGGAACATTCACAGTGCGAACCGACACCGCGCAACCCGCCAACCCTGCGGTATTCCTTGGCACTGTCACGACGAGCGGCGTTGCGATCACGAACGTCGATACAAGCGGAGTTCTCAACCTCATTGGCGGGGTTGGAGTTCGGCAAACGGCTGACACGGGCAAGCCTGGTGATACGCCGGGATCTACGCAAGGGTTCTACACGCAGACCACGGGCGAGCTTTGGTACTGGAACGGATTTCAATACCTCAAGGTGCCATACGGCGGACGCAAGTCAACCGCGATGACGGACGCGAACAAGACTCTCGCGGCGAGCGAGTACAAGGCATCAATCTTGGAGCTTACGGGCGCGCTGACGGCGGGCAGGAACATCGTCCTACCGATTTATGACGGATTGGAGTACACGGTCTACAACGGCACAACAGGCGGCTTTGCGCTGACGTTCATTGGCGCGACAGGAACCGGGATTGCAGTCGCGGCCACGAAACGCGCGCGGATTTATTGCGACGGCACCAACTGGGTTCGCGCATCGGCTGATGTGTAATGCTAGCCGGTCTCGTATTCTCTGGCAAGATTCGATACCACGTATCGATTGATGTCACGACCGTTAGTGCGGCGGGCACTGGAAGCACGGCGGGGGCGACGTACAACGTCTACGGCCGGACTTGGAATATCGGCGTTTTTGGTGCACTCACAGACGGACTCAGTATTGGGCTAGAGGGCGCGAAGAACTCACCAGCGGGCACGGACAGCTACAATTTCACGCTCGACATTCCTTTGCTTGGCGTATCGGATTCGGCAAGTGGCGCGAGTTGGAAGCCAACCGTTGACAGTGTTGTCACGATTCGCCTCGATGTTTATGAGACCGATTCCGGGCGTTGGTATGTGGACTTTGGCGAAGTCGTTTGGGATTGCGACGGATCATCAACAACCTACGGGGCGGCGGGTGGGATACTCGGCTACGGGATCACTCCGGCGTTCCTCCCGGTCATCGGCACACCGCTTGCGGTTTACACCGACTTAGGAGCTGCCCCAAGCACGACGCAGACAGAATGCGACTCGTACACGCTCACGGGAACCGCTGAAGGGGTTGTGACAGGCGGGTACGAGATTTGGGACAACTCTGACGCGGTTCCGGCGTGGGAGAGTTTGCCGATCGATTGGGGAACGCCCGATTACCCAACCGCTCCCGATTCGCCGCCATTCTCGCTCAACCTCGCGGGAATCACGCGGGGAACGACGACGTGGGACGCAGGGTTAAACCTGTACACGTTCAGCTACTTTGTCAATTCGCGCTACCGGGCAACGAATTACATCAACTCGGAAGGCAAGCAAAAGACGGGCTGGTTCTGGGTCATCCCCAATATCGAGAGATCGGTAAAACGCGGAACCCTCACGAACTATGTCGCGATGATCCAGAGGGGCGGGCTGCCTCAAGTCACGTACTTAGGTGAAGCAGGTTGGGGCGAATCCAGCACCATAAACGCGCGTCCTGATTCGTTCAGCCATTACGACAGTCACACGGGAAGCCTTTACCCAACTGAGACGGCATTCCTTGGGACGGTCATCGACACCCATCACGTCATCGAAGACCCGATGGACACCGACGCGCCCACGCTCCAAATGGTGTACGCCATTTCGCACTGGGAAAGCGAGCTCCACGGGCCAGGGATTGCAGGGACGGGTACTTGTTCCGATAACGGGATCGACCCGCCCGCGTACGAGCCGAACATCGGGGAATCGGTAGCTTACCAAAGCCTGACGACGGTCGACGAATACGTCTCAGGGGTTCTCAACTATCTTGATTACGACGAAGGCGCGCTCGTTACGCTCACACCGACAGGCGGGGCTGGCGACTTTCAGGGCAAGGATAGCGTTGTTCGGTACTGGCACTACTGGTGTCACCCTCACTGGTCGTATTGGTTCCGCGCAGAGAATTGGAGCGTCGATGGCTCCACGACGGACCGGTGGAAAGACTACTGGGTTAAGATTGGTTCCCAGTGGCTTTACAATGCCGCTCTCCCTACCGCTGACAATCGGCTCACACGTTGCGACCAAGCGAGCGCGACCGGAATCGAGGGCGGCAACTCTGGAACGGGCGGGCTGATTGAAACCTTCATCAGCGGGACCGATTACCCGTCCAGTTGGTGGGGCAATTGGAAGTACGTAACCGAAACCCTTGAACTGCCGGCGTCCATGCAGATGGATGATGATTCCTCGCCTCGGTGGGAAATCAAAGACGGCGGCGGCTCAACCTTAAGTGCAACCTTTGGAGGCTCCGACGTTTCGGTCACAATCGGAACCGGCGACGTAATTGCCCGCATTGAGCTTGCGAGCTTCGTTGACCCGCCGTTCATGTATCCATCGATCGCGCAGCGGTTCGAAGTACTTCGCGACTCGGCAACAGTCGACCGGATACGGGTCTACCTCGAAGGCGCGGACGGTAGCCTGGTCGAGCTGGACGAAACCGACGTCCAAACAGCGGGCGGGGCGAACTGGCCAAGCTCCGGACTAACGAGCACAAAGTTCGCGGGAACGTGGGCGCACGATTACGGCGTAGCGGCGATCACCGACCAGGGTGCGGACATTGGCGGCGCCGGTGAGTCGAGCACGGTCGATACGGACGATGTTCGCTCTTGCGTGTTTCAATTGCTACCGGGCAGGACCGCGAAATACCTCAAGGTGGTTGCCACTCCAAAAGCGGCAACTGATCCGATCAAGCTGAAGTATCCGAAGTTCTACGCGCCAACCGTAGCCCCGGAGGTTCTTTATCTTGGTCGGCAGTACGCGGCTCTTGTTTGGGAGAATGGGCCGGGCATCGTGCTTGGCACCTGGAGCTTTTGGGATTACCTTTTCGACGTATTCACGGCAACGCCGCTTGTGCTAGATCCGGGCAGCAAGCAAAGCGTCCTCGATGCCCTGTGCACAAAGCGCGTTCTTGAAGGCGTAGCCGCTGACGACGGGCTAGACACTCGAATCGGGCAGCTCTACGTGGTCAACATCGAGTACACGATTCGCAAGCACGTCGCCTACCAAACGGTTTCGTGGCCGGTCATATCGGACGACAAATGCGCTTGGTGTTTGCAGAACACGTACACCCCGCCTCCGCTGGCATGGTTCCCTCCAAGGGAGCGCGATACCGATTACCAGCCGCTAGGAGATCGGTCGCTTGAGTGCTACGACTGGTCATTCGAGCATCGGCACATCGTAAGTCCGTACACCGATCAGCTGGGCGTTTATGATGGCGGCACGGAATGGACGGACACCAACGAAACGGTCCCCGTTGGCTGGCGATGCCGCTCACACACTCACACGGTCGACAACACCGAAACGGGGCTAAATGTTCGCGGCCGGATCAACGCCACAGACTACGCGACCGTCAGACCGTGGCACGGTGAATTTGCAGTCATCGGCATCGAGGTTCCGGCAGTCACGGGCGGCGTTGACAATCACGTCGGCATATTCGGACAAGCCCACAAGGTTTACGAAGACGCGGACGGGAACATCCAGTACGAAGGGTGGCAAGGGCTGCCGAGTGGAGCTGCAGACATTACGAGCACGGTTGTTGCGGGGAGTTCGCCGCACGTCTTTCAGGACTCCCAACTGCGCACGTTTGTCATGTACACCCGAGCCGCTAATGGCTACTACAAAGTGTCCGACGATGACGGGGCGACGTGGCGCGCAGAAACTTCGATGATAACCAACGTAATCAACATTCGCCGAACCGAGAAGCGGGGCGACAGCTTAGTCGTGGGATTCCGCTACGACTCGGGAACTTCGGGGCCGGGCACTCTGATTGGCGTTTACCGCGGCGGCGGTGATGCCGCTTACAGCGCGGAATTCACGCTTCAGGATGACACTGTGACCGACATTGCAGTCACAGACTCACCGTTTGGGCTATCAAGCGGACAAGAGGGGCCAGACCGGTGGTGGCTCTCGATTGTCGTCGATGGCGAGACCGATTCCTCAGATTGGTTCAGCTCCGACACCGGCGAGACGTGGAAGCGCGTGTAATTCAATTTTGGAAAATCATCCCAAGTAAATCGCCTCGGCTTTGTCCGGGGCTTTTTACTTCCTGACCCTCACCTACGAACGAAAATGGCAGACCTCACACTCCAGTATCCGACACAGCGCGGCATCAGCGTCCCCACGACGCCCGTGTCGCTTTATTCTTTTGGCGACGTTGGGGTCAAAACGATCCGCGTCAACAACCTAAGCGGGAGCACGATCCGCATCCTCGCTTACCCGACGAACACCGTCACAGATCCGGCCTCGTACACCGAAATGGGTGCCGGTGGTGATGGGGCGATTCGGTACACCGCCGTCGTTGGTGATAGTGCATCGTTTACCGTTGTAGGCGAGTGGGAAGTTTGGGTATGCGCGGCAACGGCAACGGCGACTATCAACGCGGTCGCTACTCCGATTGTTCCCGCGCAAACGCTCGCTCAGTCAAACGCGGCGCAAATGCTCGGCACACCGGAAGCCCAAGAGTTATTCCAGTTGCTCTCGGACACCTCGCTCGGAATCATCGGGTTCATGGTCCCAGGCGTTGGCGTTTGGAAAGAGAACGCGAAAACCTCAACCGCAAGCGCGGACGGCGATGCCGTCGCTTATATGATGAACTGGGCGAACCCTACAAATTCGTTCTTTTCTTCAAACGGCTCCGGTGCGGCGAGTGACGCGAACGCGGCAATCCTGAAGACGGGAAGCAATGG